TACTTGGGCCTGACTGCTGGCGACTTCTTGTGCTAATCCAGAGGCTTCCTCTAGACTGGAGTTAATTTCACCCAGCCTGTCATTCATGCCCTCGAGGTCTTCACAGTCTAGAGCCTTACATAGCTCCATTGCAAATTGGACCTGTCCCTGGATCCTCGAAGCATTTGCATCCAGGAGAGCGGCACGCTCCTTCAGAACATCATTAATCTGTTGTTGTATCTGAAGGTTTTTTGATTCGTCAGCCATTTAGGATCCTCAAGACCATGCGCGCGGTGTCATAACTAATTATCACCTGCGTTGTTTTTTCAGCTCTTAAAGAATCCAGTCCATACCTGTTTGTCGATGAAATATTTCAGCTGCAGCATGCTTATTTTCGATAAGCCTCATAATTCGCGCCAGCTTTGCGTTTGGATTTTTTAATTCTTCATAGAGAGCCTTAGAAGAATCTAAGACGCTACGTGTAGCTTGAAGCTTACCTGTGTCACCCACAATCTTAGTAGAGGCTTTTTCACCCATGATATACGCTGCCGAAGCCGCGAAGAATTTCTTTTGTTGCTCAGTTAGATTCATAATACCCATCCTATGGATTAATTATGCACTTCTAAGTAAAACGCCTGAGCTTTGACGGTACCATTGACCGGTGGCGACTCATTAATGATCTAGCGTCTGGCGTATTATGGTGCGCGGCTCTAGAACTGGTGCCATCTTTCGACCCTTTAATTTCCTTATTAATTCGTCGAATAAACCAATGACGTTGCCATATCGGCAAGTGATACGACTCTTTATAAGTGAAACCCATGTAATACATGAGCAAAAATATCTGTTCTAGATAATGCTCTTTATCACTCGGTGTCAGGCCAAAAAAACGTGGCCCCCAGCGGGAGCCGTACCTCCGAATGCTCCAGACAAGACGGACAGTCCATCCACGCTTTCATTTCGATACCGGGCTCAGCACGATCGATATGACGACGAAGAGCTAATGAGTCTCTGGCGGGCATATTCTGAATAAACATTGCAATCTTATTTTTATCATTCACAGTCGCAATAGAGATAATGGCGTGCTGTAAACGCATCGTCACTAGATTATCTGACTGTTGACCTTGCTTCTTGCGTCGTTCTTGAGTCACCATAATGTCCTGCTCATCGATGCCTGTGAGGAACTTATAACGAATCGACTTCTTTGTGACAGGAAGTTCAAACTCAAACAGGTTAGCGCCTACGGCCACCGGTGCAGTCTCTAACCGATTAATCTTTAATTCTGTTAAATCAAAAGCCTGTTTCGATCTCTCACTACATGATGGGCAGTCCACTTCAACATTATATGACGAGCCGTAACCAGTTACTCGTAAAGCTACCATCAAAGCATTCCGATCACCAGAAAGCATCTCATCCACCCTAATCTCCTTGTTAATCAAACAGGACTGTAATAGATGAGTGATAACAGTGCCCTTTTTGATCAAGGCTTTAGAGGTTAGAATATCTTCTTCCTTAGCCGTCATTGCTCTAATCTGTACAGTCTCTTGCCCATGAAGTGGAGACTCTGCAGGATATACGACTCCCTGTGAGGGCAATGGAACGTTCACCACCGGTACCTCATAACCGAAGTCTTCAAGCATTACATTTTTACGAGGCATCATCTGGCCGGCTTGGCCAAATATCTCGTTTCGTTCATTTCGTTCATTTCGGGTCGTTGGTTCGTCGGACACGTTTTTCCTCACATGATTACTAATATAACAGCATATGCCTTACATAACTATCACCTATGTGCAGTTCGGTGTAAACAAAAAAACCCCTCACGAATGTGAGGGGTTTTTAAAGGCCTGGAGATTATCTTAAGACTAGTACTGCAGCACGCAGTTATCAAATCGAATCGATAATGAAATCTCAGTAGGATCTTCACCAGCATAATCAAGATCACCAAAAGCAGCAGATGTTAAGAAACACCCCTTTAGATCCCAGAGCTCAACTACTGTCCCAACAGGATCTAGTAGCTTAAGCTGGCAATCACGCTTGTAGAAATCAGCGTAACCTGCCCGTCCCGAAACGGACTCAAAGTGTGTGCGTACCCATTCCATGACCTGCTGTGCCCCAGAGGGTGCAATAGGGTCGTGAAGTGTTACAGAGATCGCATCAAACTTCGTTTTTCCGGCAAGGTACCGGGTCGAGTTCATATAGGAAACTTCTTGCTCCGCCGTATTGATTGTCGGACGTGCAGCAGTCTTCATGAGGAAGGAATCGAGTCCTTCAATTGCGAACACCCATCTAAATTTGCGTTTTGGTTCAAACTTATTTGGGAGCATATCAGTTACTGAGAGTGTTTCGGCCATTTCTTAATCTCCATGATGGTCTAAAATTAAATATTCGTCTCGACGGATTTACTACCGTTAAATATTCGCGCCCTTGTTCGTAACCACGAAGTCTAGCGAGATAAACTCCACAGCTCTTGTGGGCTGGAGGAAAATCTTCCCTCGAATCGTGTTATTCTGAACATCGGCCTGGGTCGTAGTCGTAGTATCGATTACAACCTTAAATCTATCGAGTCCTTGCTGTTGCTGGATTCTAGCCAAGATTGGTTGCACTGCAGCCGAGAACTTCGCCAGTGTATCAGCTCGATTAGGCTCAAATAGAATCTTGTTGGCCACACCTCGGACCCGACGTCGAATCGAGATGAGGAGACGTCGAACGTTAACGCGATCCAATGCACTCTGTGCTGCTAGAAGTGTCTTCTGTCCGAATGCAACAACTCCCGGTGTGTGGGGGAAAGACGTAATCGGATTGATATCAGCTTCATAGAGCTCATCTAAGTTGCCTCGGCTCATCTTCACTGTAGATTCAATGACGGACTTAAGCGCGCCACGAGTGAAGCCTGCGGGAGCAAACCAGGGATGAGCTACTGCATCGTTATGAGAGTAGGCCCCGATGATGGAAACAGAGGGTGGGCACTGAACGTTTGTCAGGGTTGCCGGATCGGTGATAATAACATCGGGGAAGTAAGCAGCCGCGAATGAAGAATCTAGGTTTCTGCCCACGAATGCCTGTGCCGTATTTGCAACACCAATCTTCTGGCCAGATCCTGTAACTACATTGTTAACAGTCGTTCTTTCCTCAATGTCCATAATATACATGGCATCAAAGCGATCTTCCACTGCGTCTATAGCATAATCAGTGACCGTTTCATGACGTGCACCGGGTACTGCCAATAACTTAATATCAGCGTTTGATCTCTGTTCCAAGACATCGATTGCTCGTCGGTATGCCTGTACAGTAGGTCCGTCCACACCACCCTGAGCTGTTGAATCATCAACCTCCCGCTTGATTGCGGCATTCAGGAATTTAGCCTTATCTTCATTAAAGATATTGGTTCCGTCAAACCCACCCTGAACAAAGAAGGTGAATTTCAGGTACTTTCTAGCGGAAAGCGATCCAAAGTCTTTCTTAACATTAAGGAACCTTGAATTACCCGAAGTGAGATCTGAGTCGTATAGTAATGTTCCATCTCTACGATACGTGGCAAGGTGCCACTGCTTCGAGTCGGGAGTATCGGCAGAACTAGTTCGAACCTGTACTCTCTCTAGAGTGAATCGGTTGTTATCAAAACGATCACTGTCTAGAACCGTGCCGTTAACGTCTGCCTCGCCTGCATTATCGCCGACCCAGGCACGTTGGCCTGTAGCATCATAATTCGGGAAATAAAGCGTCCAGCTACGCATTGAACTATCCATGAGATTGTTCTTGTTGGGCTCAAGCTGGCTATCATTCATAGCAAACTGAGTACCCCAGAATAACGCTGCATCAACCTTGCGCTTGGGCTCACGACCAACGGCTAAGTTGCGACGCATCGGTATCGGAGGTTGTACAACACGCCTGAAGATATCGTTACCAGTGGCACCCGATATCGGATTAACCAGCGCCGAGGGGCGAGCGAGGACACCGTCTCCTGCAATCGGAGGAGCCGACTTGTTCCAGGGCTCGACAGCATTCATAATCGATGAACCCGAAGTTACCAGGTGGCGCGGGCCACGATAGCCGACGGGCAATGCCGTAGCATCGATTAAGCCGTTTGCGACCTCAGGGGCGATCTCGACACGAATGTTTTTTGATAAGTTCGGGAATAAACCCGCGACGACGAGCTTCTGCGCTCCCTCGTTCTTATCAAAATCGTAATAAATGTTGCGATCTCCGATCATGCGACCGATATATCTTTCATTATTAGGATCTAAGCTGAGTTTAATGAACTTCTCTAGAGCGACAACATTTCGATCATTGTCTTCAAAGCTTCTAATCACTAGATCAAACGTACCGTACTGATCTTTGATGTTGGTATTTGTAGGCTTGTTCAAGTTCTCAATTGAGACCTTGAAGCGATCATTACTGACCCTACCGTCATCCAACACGTGGAGCTTAAAGAGGTTCTTCGCCTTTCCACCAAAGTTTTGAGAAGTTACCCACGGAGACACAGGATGTGTGAACCGATCCTCGAATCCCTCAAAATCGGGGACCCCAGTTCCGCCCCCAGCAACCGAGTCGCTTGTGTTGCGGCCCAGTGAGCTGGTCAATATGAATGCAGCTGTCTCAACACCCACTGTGGCTGGAGAGCGTTGCGGTGAGGCTGTGCTAGCATCACGACCACCAGGCCGGGAGTTCTGAATCGTTAGACCAGACCCTGTAACCACTGCATACTGGGCATATACATTCCAGTGTGCGTATAGATAGTGACCCGCTTCCTGAATGAGAAGAGGATCAGTGTTAAATACGTTATGGAAGTAACTGGGTGACTTGGGATCGAAAGATGCTGAAATCACGTTAGAGTAACCCGCAGCAGCCTTGAAACCGTTCAACAACATCACGAACTGTTGGCCGGCACCGTTAAGGTTAACATCACCCAAAGCGTGGCCGGCATCGCAACCACCGGTTAGGCTTGTGCCGATACCGGTATTCTTGTTG